CCACGAAGACGCCGCGACGCTGGGCGGTCTGTCCATCGCCGACCCGGACAAGGTGGACGAGACGCAGACATCAACGGGCGAGGTTGCCGTGCGCGTTCACGAGTTCGACAGCGCGCTGATCTTCCACGCCCTGACGCCGGGCGACAAGATCGAAGGCGTCGAGCGCAACATCCCCGGCCAGAACTTCCCGGACGCCATCCGCATGTTCTTGCGGCTGATGGGTCTGCCCATCGGCATGCCGCTCGAACTCATCCTGCTGGACTTCTCGCAGACGAACTACAGTTCGATCCGGGGCTGTCTCGAACAGGCATTCGCACAGTTCCGATACCTGCAGGGCCTGATCGAGAAGTACAGCCGGCGCATCCGCAACCACTGGACGGACCGCATGATCGCACGCGGTCGTCTCACCGCTCGGCCGGACGCCCACCGTCACGAGTGGATCAGGCCGACGTTCCCGTGGCTGGACGAGTTGAAGGAGGCGCAGGCGTGGGGCGCCAAGCTTGATCGCGGCCTGTCTACGCACGCCATCGCATGCAAGAGCCTCAATATGGACCGCGACGAGCTGATGGAGGCTCGCGAGGCGGAGATACGCAACGCACTGGAGATCGCGCAGCGCCTCGAGGGCGAGTTCCCCGGCCAGAGTATCCCGTGGCAGATGTTCGCCGGCCTGCGGGCGCCCGGCGGGTCGAGTCCTGCGCCGGATGTTGCGGCCGAGCCGCGCAGTCCAGAGAACGAACCGCGTCAGCCGCGCGAACCTTCCGAGCCTGAGTAGGAGACAGACATGCCCCGCAATCCCGCCAGAAAGTACCGGGCCCGCACGTCGCTGGCCACGGGCATCGCCGAAGGTGCGCAAGGCGTCGACCGTGAGGCGCGGGTGATTCGTGGTTACTCCGTTGTGACGCGCGGCGAGGCGAAGGGTCACGAGGCGTGGATTGATGAGACATTCCTCGACCAGGTCGTCGCCGTTGGCAATGCGATCGACACCGGGCTCAAGTCGCGGTTCACCCATCCCGGGCTCTGCTCGGACGGGCTCGGCAAGTTCCTCGGGCGCACGCGGAACTTTCGTCGCGTCGACGGGCGAGTGGTCGGCGACCTCCACTTCGCGCAGGCCGGCAGCAAGTCGCCCGACGGCGACCTGGCCGGCTACGTGATGGACCTGGCAGACGAGGACCCGGACGCCTTCGGCGCCTCGATTGTGTTCTACCACGACATGGGTGCCGAGCAGGAGTTCAAGAGCGCGCATTCCGACGAGGACGGCAAGTTCACCAGTCCCGACCCGGACAACGCGGAGCACTATCCGCATATTCGCCTGGCCGGAGTGGAAGCGTCTGACGTGGTAGACGAACCCGCCGCGAACAGCGGCATGTTCACGCGTCTCGAACAGGGAGCGCTGGTCGAACAGGCTGATCGCTGGGCGGACTGGGCTCTCGGACAGAGCGACGAACCGCCCGACGACGTGGCGCTCGGGCTGGGCATCGAATCCGAACGCGCCCGCGAGTGGCTGCACGGCTACCTCGATCGGCGCGGATTGCAGGTCGTAAGGCGAGACGGCGGCAACGGGCCGGCGTCAGCAACGGACCCTCCCAACGAGGAGAGGACCATCATGCCAGACGTGCAGGCGGACCCCGCGAAGGCGGGAGCCCTCGAAACGGAGGGCAAGAAGGCGGCGACGCTGGCCGAGCTGGAAGCGAAGTTCGGGGACAACCCGAAGTTCGTCATCGCACAGCTCAAGGCCGGCGCGTCGATGGACGAGGCGGAATCGTCCTGGAAGGACGTCCAACTCGCGGAGAAGGACGCTGAGATCGCCCGGCTCACGGCCGAGGCGGAGAAGCAGCCGGTGATTACCGGCATCGGGCCTCTGCCGCACAGTGGGCCGGCCGAACAGGGCGCTGCCCTGAGTTTCTACGGCCTGGTCGACCAGTGGCAGACGATTCACCCTGGCTGCAGCAAGGGTGAAGCGATGATTGAGATCAGCAAGCGTCATCCCGAACTGGCCGACGCGGTGTGCATGCCGGCCGGGGTAGCGGTGAAGACCTGAGCTCGCACTACTGGCCCGCGCGAGTGACGGCGCCCGGGCAGCGTGGAGGAAATACGCATGGCTCTCGCCAAGCAGTTGGACGGCGACTACGCGACGTTCTACGCCGGCTCCACCGTCACCCAGTATGCGCTTGTCACGCTGGAGGCGGACGGTTTCGTGGATGAAACCGCCGGGACGGCGGACGCCGACACCAACGTCATTGGTGTCGCGCAGAACGGCGGGACCGTAGGTCTGCCGATCAGCGTCAGGCTCCTGAACAGGGGCGGCATCGTCAAGGTGATCTCCGACCTGACGGACCTGGCGGTCGGCGATTTCTTGTATACGGCGGCCAATGGTGAGGTGACGGACAGCAACCTGTCCGGCACACAGGTCGGGATCTGCAACCAGGCCAGCGACACGGCCGGCGACATCATCGAGATGGTCGTCGCAGTGGGCCAGGTTTACAACCTGACGTAATCCACGGGCGGCTGACGCCGCCCAACCTTTGACTTGCGCGAGTGACGGCGCGCAGGCAACACAGGAGGAGCCGCAGAGATGGCGGTGACCTACAGTGGGACGGTGCCTGCCCCGTGGATCGCGCAGGCAGTCTTTCAGTTCAACCCCATGAACCAGAGGTTCCAGGCCTTCAACATGGCCCGGCCCATTCTGGTCAGGGAACAGGCCGGCACGATGGCCAACATCGACCGGGCCAGAACGTTGCCCAGTCTGCCGACGCTCATCCGGTCCCCCGGATCGGCCTACAAGCGCGGCGGGATCACCGTGTCCGGCACGGCGTACAAGTGCGAGGGATACGGCTACGAGCATCAGATCCCCAAGGAGCACGAGGGGATGTATCGCTCGTTGATGCAGGCGCAGATCGTCGCCGGTCAGACCGTGCTCGGGGAGCTTTACACCGGCCTCGAGTCGCGGATGGCGGCGCTGCTCTGCAGCACGACTGTCTGGACGGGCTCGGCCCTGACCACGGATTGCCATGCGGCACCGTGGGACACGGCCGGTTCTGACGTGATCGGCCAGGTGGCCGCCGCGAAGGAAAAGGTGCGTCTGGGCACGGGTCTTGAGCCGAACGCCCTGATCACGTCCTACGATCAGATCGAAAACCTCAAGATGAAGAACACGGCGATCCGGGCGCTGCTGTCCGGCATCGTCGTGGCGACGCCCGAGGATATGAGCCGCTTCCTGGCTCCGATCCTGGGGCTGAAGTACATCATCCCCGTCGGAGCGGTCTATAACTCCGGCAACGAGGGTGACGCTGCTCCGACGCTCGCACAGGTCTGGAACCAGGACTATGCGATGGTTTGTCGCGTCGCCGAGACGGATGATCCGAGCGAGCCGTGCGTCGCCCGGACTCTGATCTGGGAGGCGATGGGTCCCGGCACTGCCGCGCAGTTCGGGGTCTATTCGGAGAACCAGACGAAGTCCACCGTCGTGCAGGGCGACCTGTTCATCGACGAGCTGGTGGTCGACAAGTATTGCGGCCACCTGCTGGAAATCGACCCGACCAGCTAACCGTCACGCCGGTCGGCGATCATCGGGAACCGCCGGCTCCTTCAAAGAGGTGCGAGGGAGCCGGCCACCCCCGATAGAGGAACGGTGGCATGGTCAGAAACACGAGGACAGGGACCACGCCGATAGTGCTGCATGCAACCGGCCGCAACGGTCGGCTGAACTCTTGGGCGCTGCTCAAGCAGGAAGTGCTGGCGGTGCTGGAAGCAGATCCGCCGGTGCCCGTCGATCCTGGCGCATCTTGGGCGCTCTTTACCTGGTCTACCCTCGACTGGGAGACGTGTCTTGAGGCGTGCTGTCGCGTCATCGGGTGTGACCTGACGGTCATGCGCGTGCCGGATCCCGGCCTCTGGCAGAACGTCATGAAGATCGATCTCACAGTTTCATTCCTCAGACGATGCCAGGCGGACTACGTCGTCGGTCTTGACGCGCTCGACGTCCTCATGTTGGGTCATCCATCTGAGATTGTCCGCCGATACCGGGAGCAGTTCGAGCCGTTGGGCTGTCAACTCATGTTCAATGCTTCCGCCATGCCCTGGCCGAAGCGACACGGGACTATCTGCGACGAATGTCTTGACTTCGAGATGACGTTCGAGGCGACGCCGAACAGGCATCTGAACGC